GTCGTCAGGCAAGCACCGATCCAGCTTTCTGAGCTGGCTGTGCTGGCTGACTTGAATGGCGATAATTTCGTGATCCCTGCTCCTGGTGCTGGCAGTCATATCGTCATTTGGAAATTCTGGTTTCAGACCGCTGACGACATTACGATTGACATGAAGGCCGGACCAACCAGCCTCGCTGGGGGGCCCGTCCTCTATGCGCAGGGCGGCAGTCAGGACTGGGCCTTTGATCATGTGCCGTTGTTTACCTGCAGCGACAATCAAGCGTTCAATCTCTGGCTGGATCGTGCAAACGTGAATGTCTGCGGCCGCATCTACTACACCGTGGAGACGCCATGAAGATTCGAGCCCTGTCCTGCATCCTCTGTCTGGCTATCCTGATGCCGATCGTGAGCCTGGCCGCGAGCTCGCCCGAGACCCAGAAGACGAGTCAGGTCGATGGGGCCGATGTGACGCAGGGTTCGCAAGCCGATACCGCCGTGACGAATTCCGCCTCGAGCGGCTCGCTCATGTCGTTCCTGAAAGGCCTCGTCAAAATATTTTCAGACATCTGGGACTCGGGTAATCATCGCGTGAATGTCGCGGTGCAGTCCTCCGCCCTTCCGACAGGCGCGGCAACGGAGTCCACCATCTCGACGCTCAACGGAAAAATTCCGGCCAGCCCTTCGCAGGAACACACGACGGCTGTCTCGCCCACATCGACCCGTTTGAGCGATGGGGCCGCCTTTTATAAACCGACCACGCCGTCCGACACGCAGCCGATCAGTGCCGCTTCCTTGCCGATCCCGACCGGTGCTGCACTAGACACCAGTGTCGATGGGATCGAGGCGCTGCTCGGTACGAGCAATACCAATACTGGCAATGCAGCCTCTGGGGTTGGTGCCACCGGCGATGCCGCGGCGACGGCTGGTTCAACAGGATCGCTCAGCGCCAAATTGCGGCTGATGAGCACGCAACTCGATTCGATTCTCACGGAGCTCGGCCAGAAAACTGAACCAGCCAACACGCAGCTTATCGGAGACGGCGCTGGTCCGCTGACCGTCGATGGCACGGTCACCGCCAATGCCGGCACCAATCTCAACACGTCGGCGCTGGCGCTCGAAACCGGAGGAAATCTCGCCTCCACGGTCACAAACACCAGCAACACGGCCTCGGGAGTCGGGACCACGTCCGATGCCGCTGTGACCACAAACACAACTGGAAGCCTCTCTGGGAAATTGCGCGGCCTTGTGGCCATCTTGGCCGACGTGTGGGACAGCGGAAATCACTGGCTCAAGGTCTCGATTCAAAATTCATCCATTGCCGTGACGGGAACATTTTGGCAGGCGACGCAACCCGTCTCAGTAGCCGATGGGTCCAGCGTCACGCTCGGGTCCAAGGCCGATGCGAAGAGTGCCGCGACCGATACAACTTCAGTCACGATCATGTCGGTCCTCAAGCAGATTAGTGCTTCGGTGCAATCGGCCGCCTCCTCGCTCTCGGGGACGCTCACCATAGGGACGCATCCGGTAACCAATGCTGGCACCTTTGCGGTGCAAGTCACCGGATTACCTTCGGCTGCTGCTGAGGCCGATGCGATCGCCAATCCGACGCTCACGCAAATCGGCGTCTTCATGCACGGCTACAACGGCACGACCTGGGATCGCCTCGTCGTCGATGGATCAAAGTTTCTGAAAGTGAACTGCGCCACGGGGTGCTCTGGCGGTGCCTCGACCCCTGCCGATGCCTTTGCGAATCCCACGACCGCTGGCTTGTCGATGGGCTTCAACATGGGGTGGAACGGGTCCACGTGGGACCGGCTCCAAGTCGACGGATCGAAGTTTCTGAAGGTGAATATTGCAGGGCAATCACTGGGCAAAGTGCTCGTCACGCCTGACTCAGTTGCCCTTCCAGCCAATCAATCGGTCAATGTCTCCCAAATTAACGGAGTGACTCCGTTAATGGGGAATGGCGTGACTGGCACGGGCTCTCCTCGTATGACCATCGCCTCAGACCAGACGGCCTTCAGTGTGAACGCTGTGCAGTCAGGTCCCTGGACGGTGCAGCCTGGCAACACCGCCAACACCACCGCCTGGAAAGTGGACGGGTCAGCGGTGACGCAGCCCGTGAGCCTCGCCTCAGTGCCGTCGCATGCGGTCACGAATGCTGGAACCTTTCCGGTCCAAGCGACCGAGGCTGACGGAGCCAATACCACCTTAGGCGCGAAGGCTGATGCGAAGAGCACGGCAACGGACACGACCTCTATTTCCATCATGGCTGTGCTCAAGCAGGTCAGCGCGTCTGTGCAGGCGATCGCCACGTCTATTGCTGGTAGTCTCACGATCGGCACACTTCCCAACGAAGGTCAGCAGACGATGGCGAACTCGATCAGTGTGGCCATCGCCTCGGATCAAACCTTCGCCGATGCCTGCGACAAACGGGCAAAGACATCAATCCCGTTCAGTATCTCCTCAGCCACCACTACGCAACTGGTGGCACAGTCGGCCAGTAATAAGCTCTATGTCTGCGCATTCCACATCGTCGTCGGGGCCGCAAATAATGTGGCCCTGGTCGAGGATGATACGTCCGCCTGCGCCTCACCCACGGCTGGCATGGCTGGAGGAACTACCGCCGCAACCGGCTGGAACTTTGCCGCGAATGGAGGACTCACGCTGGGCAACGGGCAAGGCACCGTCATGGTGACGGCAGCAACGAATCGCTTTGTGTGTCTGATTACGTCCGGCACAGCCCAAACATCAGGGAGCATGAGCTATGTCCTCGCGTCTTAAACTCTGGCACGCCGTCGTGCTCGCGCTCTGCCTCTCGGCCCCGCTCGCCTGGGGCGCGAACAAAATGTGGTCGGCGTTTTCGACACTCGATAACACGACCCTCGCCACCGGGGATCGCCTTCCCTTGCTCGATATCTCCGATACGACCGATGGCGCAGGCGGAACGGCCAAAACCATCACTGCGGACGAGTACCGGAAATATCTGACGACGCAAGTGGTCGGGGGGACGCAGACGAAATTCCTCACGGCGCAACATGCGATCTCCTCGACGACCGCGACGGAGATGACCGATCTCAAATTCGCCAGTCTGGCGACCGGCACCTATGTGGTGAAGTACTGGCTGATCGTCCGATCGGCCACAGCAACGGTCGGTTTGTCATTCGGCGTCAACTACACCGGCACGCTCACAAAAATGACCTGTCATCTGACCTGGTCGGATACAGGGACGACGGCCACGAACGGCGTGGCCGATGATTCGTCTCCGCAGACCACCGGACAGATCGCCGGCAGTTCCGCGACAAAAACCGCGAGCACCACGGCCCCGAACATGGGCTACACCGGCGGCGTGGCGACGACGGCCTCGGACACCTTCGACACCGTCGAGTGCATTGTGGTGACCGGGGGCACCGGGGATCTCGCGATCTGGCATGCGTCTGAAACAGCGACAGCGACGAGCGTCGAAGTGGGAAGCTCCGCTGTGCTGACGAGGACCAATTGATGGGACGCACGCTCCTCATCCTCCTCCTCTGTCTCTCGCTCCTGGCCTCACCCGCCTGGGCCACTGCGCCGTCCGTCGTGCAATGCGGCTATACGTTCGCGGGTGGCCCCGCGACATCGGCGACCGTCACGCTCACCGGTGTCGTCGCCGGCCATGCGCTCGTCGCCCAAGGGCATTGGGACCATAACACGGCGGGCAGTGGGGCCACGTCCGCCAGTTGGGGCGGCAGCGACAGTTGGACGACCGTGGATACCGCCAGTAATGGTGTCGATGTCACGGGCGATCGAACGACGGACGGGTATGCGCTCAATTCGGTGGGCGGCAGCGTCGCCGTCACGCTCACGCTCAATGTGGCCGACAGCACGTTGGCGCTGCAGGTCTGCGAAATCGATCCAGCCGGATTCACCCTTGCGCTCGATCAGCATGGGACGAATTATCAAGCCAGTCCAGGGACTGGCACCGATGCCGTCACCAGCGGCACCGTCACCACCACGACTGGCAATCAATTGGTCATCGGATTTGCGAATAACTATGCCGGGACGGCGCCGACCGAGACGGCGGGAACGGGCTATGCCATTCCGAGCGGAGGGCAGAGTTCGGCCCTCATTATGACGACGATCGAAACGGCCATGCAAACCGCTAATGGCGCGATTGCCACCACCTTTACGCAAGGCGCAGGCGGTTCCAGCTCAGCCGTGGCCTTGCTCATTCTGACGTTCAGAACGATCGGCAGTGTGCAGGGCTGCTATGTCGAAGAAAATAACAGCGACTTTTATCTCCTCGAAAACAACAGCGACAAGTATGCGCTCGAAGGGGGCGACGGAGGACTGTGTTCGGGCGGAGGCGTGGCCGTCGTCCCGACGCGGATGCTCATGGGGGCCGGATTGTAATGGGCTGGCTCGACCTCTTCTATGATTTTTGGGACTGGACCGGGAGCGCTCCCACGGAGACCGCGCTGACGCCAGACCTGATTCTCGCGGCGAGGGATCGGGCGTTCATCCTGCCGGTCGGCCCGCGCCGGTATCGGGTCGAGGCACGAACGAGACAGTACGTGATGACGGGGGAGCCATGAGGTCCCATGCAGGAATTTGAAAAACAGCCGGCGGAGAATTGGCCGATCGCGATCGAGTTCAAGGGCAAGTTGCCGCCTGGCTTGGCACTCGTGTCGGGCACGGTCTCGGCGAAACGGCTCGATACGAGCGCGACGGACAATTCGGTGCTGGCCTCGACGGACCTGATCATCAGCGGCACGCAGGCGCTGCTGCGGGTGCAGGCCGGCGCGAGCGGCGTCGACTATGAGCTCTCCGCGCTCGTCACCCTGTCCGATAACTTGAGCATCCTGAACGAGAAAATGTTGATGAAAGTGGTGCAACGCTAACGATGGAACTGCAGATCCAAGTCGTGTCGATTCCGACGGTGAACCTCGACGTGCTGCGCGACGGCATGCGGAGCGCGGCCTATGAATCCATGGCGCTGGCGGAAAAGGAAACGAAGGACCGCGCGCCGATCGGCGTCGGCGGCCAGGCCGGGTTGAAGGGCTCGATCTTCTCCGAGGTGCGCGAGTACCCGGACTATTTCCAGGGCATCACGAGCACCCCGCTGCCCTATGGCGACCCGGTGGAATATGGCCGGCGGGCGGGCGCGCGCATGCCGCCGGTCTCGGCCTTGATTCCCTGGGTGGAGCAGTTTCTCACGATCAAGCCGGGGCAGACGGCCCAGGGTGTGGCGTTCGCGCTGGCGCGGTACATCGCCGCGCGCGGCACCAGATCCTGGCGGCAGTCGCCGCCGGGCGTGCGGATGTTCGAGCGGGCGTTCCAAGCCGCGCAGCCGAAGATCGAACTGATTTTTGAACGCACGGTGGGCGAGATCGCCACGCGCGTGCTGACCAACAGTGCGGGGCATTGATGAGCCTGGCGTCGATCAGAGAGCAGATCAAGATCTTGCTGGAGCAGGCGGATCCCTATGCGCAGGTGCATGACTATGAACGCTGGACCACCGATCCGCAGACGGTGCTCGCACTGTTCCACTCATCGCTCGCGGACGACGCCCATCTACATGCCTGGGTCTTCAAGCCGGTGTCCTGTGCGACGTCGCACTACACGATGGGGAGCGATCTGGTGAGCTATGTGTTTCTGTTCCGCTTTCTCTATTCGCTGACCGATGCCGATGCGAGCGAAAAACAGGCCTGGATCTATCTGGAGCAGGTGCGGCAGCAGTTCCGCAACCATCCGTTGCTGCAAGAGGCGGTGGAATTGGCGGCGTCGGCCGACGACGGCCCCCTGAAGGGCAAGCCGGGCCTGCAGCTCGACAAACTCGATGTGCTCACGTTCGTGGGCGTGCTCTGTCATTACGGGGAGCTGCGGATGGCGGTCGCCGAAGAAGTGGCAGTCGACGCATAGTCCATAGCTGTTGGCCGGGTCGGTGAGGATCTCACAGCCTGGTTTCACGGGGGAGTGAACGCCCGTTCACGCCCCCTTGGGATCAGGCGTTTTTTATTTTAGCCAAGGAGGAGCGACATGGGGGCGACCAAAGCATTCGGCACACTCGTCAAGCGCGGCGACGGAAACGCGCCCGAGAATTTCACCACGATCGCGAACGCGAAGGACATTGAAGGACCGGGGATCAAAAAGACCTTCGAAGACGTGACGACCCACAGCTCGGCGCTCGCCGGCGGCTACTTGCAATGGCTGCCGACGCTCAAGGATGGCGGCAACGTGAAGTTCGATGTGTTGTGGGACCCGACCGATGTCACCCACATCGGCCTGCAGGCGGATGAGGACGGCGACGTGCTGCGGAATTTTCAATGCGTGTTCCCGACGACCCCGGCGAAGACGGCCTCCTTCGCCGCCTATGTCGAGGATTTTTCGTTCAAGTCGCCGGTCAAGGGCGTGATCACGCGGCTCCTGTCCCTGAAAGTGTCCGGGCCGGTCACGATCGCATAAGAATAATTTGCCTGCCCCTCTGGCGGCATATGCACACAAGGAGGATCCGATGAAAACCACCCACCACAGAATCGTCATGGGACTAGCGGCCGTCCTGCTCCTCAGCGCAGCCTGCGCCGGCGAGGCCTGGGCCGTGCGCACCGCGCTCACCCCGGTGACGCCGAAAGGTCCCTATCCCGGCACCGTCAATGCCGGCGATCTCGCCATCACCATGGAGAACGGCGACAACACGAACGGCAACGTCTGGTCCGGCAACGGCCGCGATCTGTTGCTGATCCAGAATCCCACCGGCGGCGCGGTCACCGTGACGTTCACCAGCGTCTCCGACAATCTCGGACGCAAGGGCGACATCACGGCCTATAGCATTCCGGCTGCCGGTTTCATGGCGTTCTGGTTCGGCAACTTGAACGGCTGGGCGCAAGACGCCGCCGGCTCGATCTACGTCGACATGTCGGCGACCGGACTCAAGATGAAAGCCATCCGTATTCCCTAACCCTGTCTCAGCCGGCGCG